ATAAGAAAAGAGGTCCAAAGAGGCAGCAGTGGAAAAAGAAGTAGCCATTAAATATATACATGGCTCTAATAAAGATAGATTCCGTATCAGTAAGTAATGCTGAAAACAATGCTATTAAGCAGGACTATCTATATAAAGATTTATTTTTAGATATTAAGAACTCTTACTCTTATAACGCTCAACTTAATAGAAAAGAGGAGTTAAAGGATGTAGCTGGGTTATATGATATAGAATCTATTAAAAATAGTATTGCTAATGCACTTTTAACTTCACCCGGCGAAAAAATATTAAATCCGGAGTTTGGTATAGATTTAAGAAGGTATATATTTGAACCTGTTGATGAATTTACAGCAGATGATATACAGGAAGATATAGAAGAGAGACTACCTAGGTTTGAACCAAGAATTGAGCTAGAGAATGTTGAAGTTCAGGGTCTTGAAGATGAGCAACAATACAATATTCAACTACAAATAAACGTTCCATCACTAAATGTATACGGTCTTTCACTTAGATCCGTATTAAATAGTAATGGATATAACTTTATATAAAAATTATGGCTGATAAAAATAACGATTTTCTAGATTTTAATTTACCGCAAAACGCTTACACTGCTTTTGATGCAGTTAGCTTAAAAGATTTTATTATTCAGAGATTAAATGAAAATGAAAAGTTTACAGATCAAAATTTTGAAGGTAGTAATTTAGCTGCAGTTATAGATATAGTAGCGTATTCTTATCACGTATTACTATTTTATCTTAACAACACTGCTAATGAAGTCTCTTTTGATCAAGCTACGTTATACGAAAATATGAATAAAATAGTCAAAACAATTGGCTATAAACCATCCGGTAAACAAACTTCCCTAGCATCTATTAACGCTACAGCAGCTGCGGGCTTAGCAACAGGTAGCTACACCATAAAGAAGTATTCATATTTTTTAGTAGATAATATACAATATACAACAAATAGAGATTATAGCTTTACTATATCAGAGGCTAAAAAGCAAAGTTTAGATGTATTAAGCAAGAATGTTATTTTATATCAAGGTGCTGTAGGTGAGTATCCTGATTATACTGCACAAGGAAGTGAGTTTGAAACTTTAAATATTGTTGTAGATAATATACTAGATGATAATGATAGTAGATTTATAGCTGATAATACTATCAGCGTATATGTTAAGGAAATTGAATCTGGATTATATTACGAATATAGAGAAGTTGACAGTCTTTACATTGCAGATAAGAATGAAAGAGTTTTTGAAAAGAGACTTAATGAAAACGGTCATTTTGTTATTAAGTTTGGAGATGGTGTGTCCGGTAAGATTCTAACACAAGGTAGTACAGTATCAGTAAATTATATTTTATCGGACAATCAACGCGGTATTATAAGTAAGAACGCAATTAACGGTGATAAGCTATTTGTTTATGATAGCTCACGTCAAAGAGCAATTTTTAACGATACTTATACTAATAAAGATTCTACTACATTTGTCACACCAACTAATAGCTCATTACTTACATTTAACAACCCTAATAATTCTTCACCAGTAGTAGAAGAGGAGACGGTAGAACAAATTAAAGAAAACGCTCCAAGAGTATTTAACTCTCAATTAAGACTGGTTTCTACTCAAGATTACGAGTCCTTTATGGATAAGAGTTTTAGTAATATATTAATTAATTCTAAAGTAGTAAATAACCAATCGTTTATTAATGAGTATATTCAATACTTTTACAATATTTGTGTTGATCCGGACAAGTCAAATAGAGTGCTAATAAATCAAATTAATTTTGCCGATAGTTGTGATTTTAATAATGTTAATATATTTACAGTTCCAAGATTTACAATAGCTAATGATGGAGATTATCCTGAGTTTTTAAGTAACGCTCTTAAAACTCTTATCGTTGATACTGCTAATGAAAAGAAGAGTCTTTCACAAGAATTAGTGCCTAGAGATCCAATTTATATGGCATTTGATATAGGTATTTCTAATCAAAATAGTGTGGTTCCTGAGATAAGTAAAGATACAACTTTAGTAGTAGTAAGAGAGTCTAGAAATAAGATAAACAGTGAGAGACTTAAGGCTCAGGTGAGCGCTGCTATGTTAAATTTCTTTGATCCAGTAGCAAATACTCTAGGGCAAGAGTTAGAATTGAATAGTTTAACATCATCTCTTTTAAGCATAGAAGGTGTTAAAAGAATAGAGACAAGAAATAATAGTGAAAATGTTTCCTTTAAAGGTATTTCTTTAATCTCATATAACCCTCTCTATCCTACTGCTGATATAGAAATAGTAAATCAGAATACAACATTACCATATTTTAAGTTCCCATACTTTATTAATCCTAATTCTTTATCTAGTAAAATTGTAGTAATAGATGAGTAATATAAATACAACTTATGCGACATTTGAGGTTCAGGACTATAAAAATGAAAGTATACTTTCTTCTTATAATCTAGATATTACTCCCTTAACATTTAAAGCGGATATACCTTCTACGGACTTTTATTCTGATCTTAACAGAACAGAAGCATTATTTGACTTCGGAGATGGTACAACAGGTACAGGATTAACAGCCTAAACACACTTATAATCTTCCTGGTAAGTATAAGGTTAGAATGGTACTTAGTGATTGTGAAAATAATTCTTTACTAGCTTCATATTCTACCGATGTAGAGATTTATGATTATATTGAAAATACTTTTACTGTAGAAATTGAAGATGATATTTTACCATTATCTGCAGGGGAATTTTCAAAACCTATTACTATAACTAACAAAGCTCCGTTCTATCAAGATAATAATAACATATTTTATACTGTTTCAGGTCTAACTATACCTAATTATTTTGATCTTACCCCTTATAAGTTTAACCACCTTAAAAAATATTACTCTTTCTTTGAAAAGTCATATATTAAAAATCTTTCTGCCTTTGAATATAACGAAATTCCTTTTATAAGTGTTAGTGGCTCTAATGTATATGTGCGGTTATCTGGTAATACGATAGTGGATGCTAAAAGTACAGATGTAGGTAGCGTGTTTGTGGGTACTTCAGGTCGTGAATCTTATTATTTTTTATCTGATCAACTCTCAACTGAAAGAATCATAATTAACTTATTTAAAGATAGAAATAAAATTTTTAGTAAAAGTAGTAGTCTAGATTATTCGCTAAATAATTACAATAACAACCTATCTATATCTTTAACCGCTAACGTAGGTACTACTTCTCTTTCTGCAAATTTAAATTCTCTATCCATTAATGATAATGGACTAACAGAAGAGGGAGACGATGAAGCTCAAATTTTTAATATTAGCCCCGTACAGTTTAAAAAGGCGCCTATACCATTTTTTATCAAGCCTACAAGTATATCTAATTATACGGTAAAGGGAGTAACACTTAATGGTAGTATTACTGGAAGATTATATGATAGTAATAACGAAGAGGTAAATTCATCCTTTTATAGTATATCTAGTTTAAATAGTTCTATATCCGGAGTTGATACAGATTATTGGTTCTATGGTAATCTAACCTACGATGACGGTCTTTCAGGATTCGATACTTTTTCATTAAGAGTTAGTGCAGAATTTACAAACACATCTGAAACTTTTCAGTTAACTGGAGAGAGTGTTGATTTTAGTATCTACCCTAAAGATTATTATTATTTTGCAAAGACTAATGAAGATGTTGATTATACTGAAGTATTTAAAAGCTTAAGATTTCAGGAAATCTTATTAGATAAAAATATACTCTTTGATGATTTTATAGGATCTATTTTTGGTAATATAAGCTCTAATAATTCATCTCTTGGTAAGACCTTAAATGAAAAAATCTTTAACTTTGTTAATAATAAGACTAATATCGATACATGCGACCTAAACAGTCTTATTAATATTAGCGATCTGTTAGATGAAACAGCTAACGTCTATGATGAATCTCTCTTTAACTTCCCTCCCGAAATAGTAAGATTGATGAGTTTGTTTTCTACTGATTATAATCAATTTAAAGGAACAAAAAACAAGTTTAAGGAAAACTTTAACGATAAGGGAATAACTACAGGCGAGATTTATGGAAAAAATTTGGGTAGTGAGATTGATACATATTCATATACAGTATCTGCTGGAACGGATATAGTAGCTTTGGAAAAGTTTAGTAATAGCTATTCTCTATTGAATACCTTCCAACCTGTCTGCGCTGTAGATACATTGCAATATAAGTTAAGTGAATTTAGCTCCGTTTGGGGATGGCCATTAGTATTACCTACTTCCTTTACGTCGGCTGACCTATCCAAGTTTTATACTTTTTATGAATATACTTCCGGATTTGAAGGAACTGTATACGACGGACTTATAAATTATAGCGATATTTTAAATACGTTTAATATAACTACCGCATTGAGTAGTTTCAAAGGAGACAATAACATCGAGGATATTGCAATCCGTAACTCGTTGTTCAGTAGCTTATCTATAATCTAAAATAAATAATATTAATGGAAAATGTAATAAAAGGTTACCCTGAAGTGCCACAGTCTATTACTAATAGTAATGTATTAGATTCTAATGCTTTAGATAGAAACCAAGCCTTTTCCCTTATAGAATTTATAAAAGTGGTAAAGGTGAGTTATGAACCATCCACACTGCAGGAGTACTACGCTACTTATCTTAATAACTGGAATAATAAAAGTAATAATAAAACCACCTCTAACAAAAGTCTTATAATAGATAGATATAGAGACTTTTTAAAGGAAATTACTATTAATTTTAGTAATAAAACGGAAAAGAAGTTTTTACAGTACCTCGATTTTAACGATAATAATGATATAGCTATAGCAGTTTCATTTTTTAGTAAGAAGTTAAGGGAGGTTATAGAGTATTATAGGTTAGAACGCGTTAATTTATACAACACGTCAAATAAAGTTAAAACTAAGACTAGTAATTTTAATGTAGTTAAAAGTGCTTACAGTACAATACTCAATTTTCTAGATAACCGTGAAGATAGTTCAATAGATTATAAATTTAGTACTATAAAAAATGATATTCGTATCTCATTAACTGAATATTTTGATGTTTATACTTCTTACTTCAATCAGGAACCAGACGAAACAGAATACGGTAACCACTTTTTAAGTTATAGTCCGGACGATCTACCTTCCGATAATATATTTCTTACTAGTAACTCTGAGTTAACGTCAGAAGTATTTGAAGGTTATAGTGAGATCTTAAAGTTATATTTAGAGGTAGATAGTATTTTCGATAATAAGAGGTCACTTACAGAAAAATATATTGGTACAGATTTTTATTATATTTCTTCAAATTCAACAGGTGAGTATGTGTATGATATTCTTATCAAAGCAGATAAACCGTATAGTGATTTCTTAAATCAAGAAAATCCCACCACAGCTAGTGTGTTTGCTAATAAGATAAGCACAAAAAGGGAAGCCGGATTTTTTAAACCTACAAATACTGGCATTAATGTTATACAAGCACCAGCTATTAACTTCGAATTAAGTGATCAGTACGAGCCAGATAGTCTTTTTATATTTCCTGATCCAAAAGTATTTACTAACAATCAGGATATACTTGTTTTTAACATCGAACCTAGTAATTTCTTTAAAAACATATCTAGTGGTGTGGCCAAATTACAGCCTAATACNAGTAAGGAGGATACATCTTATATTGGTTATAGTTCTAAGTTCGACAAACGAAATGAAAACACTGATCTAGCATTTCTCTTTGATNAAGGTTATATAGATGATGGTAAGAAAGATCTTTTTGGTAATGTCTTCGGTTTAGTAAAAGATAATAATTATTTTAGGGATAATTTAACTATTAAAAATCCTAATACAGTAAAAAATCTTATATTAAATGGTTATCAATTTTATGATAATTTATACGATGAAGGTTTCGATTTTAATTATAATACTGTCGATACAACCTCTTTTACTGAAACTAAAAGGTCTGGGCTTTCTTCGTTTACAAATGGGTTAACTGCACGTGAAACATCACCATATTTTCCTTCATCTGCATATAATATTTTCTTTAGATATTTTTGCCCGTATGAAGAGCTTATAGAGCCTACAACTACCAACGTCGATTTTTTAAATACTAATATAGAATTCTGCAGGTGTTATTGATGGCGCTTATTTTATGAAGTCTGATTCTGAGTTTTTACCAGATCCTATCTCTTCTGATTTAAGCGCATTTTCTAATACTTCACAGCAATTCTTCTACTCCGATTTAATAGAAGGTGGTATTGCCAGTTTAAGTAATGCTTCCATACAACGCGCTTTAGTAGATGACTCTACTTCAGTTACTGAAGGATTGACTGGTAATTTTTCATTAAACTTACAACTTACTAGTTTTAATAATTCGTATATTAAATATGAAGGAGGTAGATTTACTGATAAATTAAACTTTGAATATAATTTCGCTCCGGAGAGTTATTTTTATGATGATACTGTTTTTGAAACCACTACTACAGTTACCAATACGTCTGCTACTTTTGACAGATTCAACTCTAAAAACTTACAAGGTAAAATTTACGTAAAAAATACAGCAACTAGCTCCAGCGGTGAAATTTTTGATTTACTACCGTACTTGTCAACAAAATATAGTACTACTATTGTAAATGATCTCTCAAGTAGAGTTTTAAATTTTGACTTAATGTATGATACGCTGTTTATACAAACAAGTAGCTTTTTTGTAATTGAGCAATTAAAATTTGAAGGTAATAAATTTGAAGATCCGTTTACTGATAATATTTCACTGTCTGTAAATACTAACGATTTTGATAAAATTAGTAATAGATTTAAAAAGGATTTAAATGTGTATTACTACAAGCTTAAAGTTGAGAAGGATTCTACACAAACTAAAACATTGTCTGTGTATCCGGAGATATATGAGTATAGTTATACAGAGAAAACAAATACAAAGATATTTCCAAGAACTAATTTAGAGCTGAATAACAATATTAATAGGTTCGTCTTATCAGGGTATGATGTATTATATAATAAAGCAGATACACCTATTATTACGTATAGAGGAGATTTAGATGTGTTTAATTTGAGCTATTTAGTTAAAGATCAAAACATGTCACCAGTTATGGCCAGTCATAACTTTTTTGTAGATAGTAATAGTAATGTAACTTTTGTAAGAGATGATTACGTAAGAGCTGTTTATGACAACAAGACGTTTACATTTGAAGATTTAGATACATTAAATTCATTTAGCTTTAATCTAAGTTCCAAACCTTTATCAGCTAGTAACAACTCATTGATATTATGAATACGTATAATATATCTCTTTCAACAACCTCCACATCGTCAACTTCTAATTTAGATACTATTGATTTATTTGATCAAACTGAAGTATCAGTAGATTTAAATAATATTTTTTCGGAAGTATTTCCATACTACGTTGCCATTGACTGGGGTGACGGATCGGAGGTTTTTGAGCCGGAAATAAAAACGTTTATAAATTATAGAACAGAGAGTATATTAGATGAAATTACTAAAGGAGTTTCGCCACCATTTCTCAATACTAACTATAAGCACATTTACTACCCATCATCCAANAGTTTAGTAAAGTCGCTAACGTTGAGAGTTGGTATACAGTATACAACCGGTGAGATTACCCAATTTAATATTCCCGTTGATATTCGGACGGAGGGGTACTATGAAAATATAAGAGATATTAAACTTGAAGGGGTAAAAATACTCAACAATACTAATATTGATAGTTCATTACAGCTAAGAACAGAAATAGATAACTACATAGTTGAGACTACAAACAATACTAATTCAGATGCATTTACATCGTTTGTTATTAATGATGTAGGTGAAAATTTGCAAAAAGCTAAGCGTGATAATGCAAATGTTGTAGTGGATGACAGAGATGGTACAGAAGTTATTATTGTTGAGTGATTTGATTCTTTAACAGGGATAATAGCTTAAATATATAGTAATGAGTTCAACTACTGTAAGTTTAAGTACATATAAATCCAACGACTCGGATTTATGTATAGACTCTCTTAGCTTAAAGCAGTTTAGTAGAACTTATGCTGGTAATTTTTCCTTTAATTTTATTACGGCGTTGTCCGGAGCTGTAGACTTTAAAAATAAAAACTATACAGATTTTTATCTTACAAGCCTAAACACTCTAGATGAATTTGTTGAATTTAAATCTGAGAGGTTAAAGCCTAGTTCTATCTATACTTCGCTACAATTTGCGAAGTGTACCGGCGGAGGTAACTATCTTAAGTTTGTAAAAGATATCCGGAAGGAATTTTTTAAAGCAGGTGACAATTTTATAGATTACGATTTTTATGGATCAACTGCTTTTAGTAATGATCAAGATGATAGCTCCTCTTTATTTAACATAGAATTTATAGATGATTTTTACTGTTCTATATCTTACGTCGATAATAATAAAAAATATTTTCTAGTAGCTTCTGATGATACTGAAGTTGAAGGTACCATACCTGTACTATTTGTAAGTGAGAATAAAATTAACAGAAATAGTAGGCAGATTGAGTATATTCTAACTAAAGCTGGTAACGTACAGTATTTAACTTTTCTTGCTAATAAAGGTAATAAGAAGTATATAATAAAAAAGCAAAAAGAAAAATTAGTAGGTCAGGTTATTGATGCATTTGAAAGCATTAATTACTTTTATATTAACGGTACATCGGCTAAAATAATTTTTAATCAAAGTACCATAGTATCAGATCCTATAAATACGTCGTTTATTGAGTATACTGATACTGAATATTTGGTAAATGAAAATAAAAGTTCATTCGATATAGAATCTAATTACCTTTTTTATAAAAATAGTAGTTCAGATAACAGTACGTTCAATATAATAAACTTAAAAAATATATCTGACACAACAGATAGTTTTACTTCTTCTAATAATTTGCTTAGTTCTAATAATGACTTAGTATTTAACGATAAGATAAGAAATTACACATCAATACTTCATGATATTAATGCAGAAGAAGATTCTTCATTAGAACTAAATTTTGTAACATATAATATTTCATATAAAATAACACCAGGTACAACTACATTTACTGCTCCTTCATCCCTCAATCCGTTTGATAAGCTTAACATTAATGATACAAAATTTGTTGAATCCGGATCCTTCGCATTTCCATATCCGTATTTTGCGGATAAGGTATATAAAAAGCTCGATAATCTACCTGCTACCGAAGGTCAGTATTTATGTACCTGGCTTTCGGGCATGCCAGGTGAGGAAGGGCTTTGGGTTGATAGATACTATTACCCAGATTTAGTGTCTAAGGCAGCTGCTTTAGGTAGTAAACCTATTTACAACATAACCTATAACGATGTTATAGAGAATCTTATTGAAAGTAATTCTACTCTTAAAACTTCTGTTACTGATAAGCTATTCTTCGATAAGAGAAGCGACCTTACTTTTGAAGCTAAGAAGGAGTATATTTACGATAGAATAAAAAATATTAAGGAGGTAGACGAACAAATACAAATAAAATATTGCGATTTGAAGCAGGGGGAGAGAAATGCACCAAATTATTTCAAGTCTATTAATAACAATGGAGGTTATACCCTAGCATTTAAGTTTTTTAATAATGATTTTTCTATAAAGTCTCATACGAACGAAATAGATGCTGGTATAGCTATTGAAAAGGTTGGTGTAGATCTTATTTTAACATTTAAGTTTTTCGATAATGCATCAAATCGTTATGATACATTTAACAAGACGGTAACATTATCTGATTTAACTAACAATGATCTGTACATATCCTTCAATAATCTTACAGGTACTGGTATAGTATATTTAAACTCAGTAGAGATTTTTAAATATAATGTGTTATCGTTTCAGTATACTAACAAACAAATATTATTTGGTGATATAAATTTAAATAGTGGAGATTTTAACGGTGATATTCTCTTATCCAACACTACTACTAATAATGCTATAAGCAACTTACTTCTATCTCTACAACCTCTATCTTTAGAAGATGAAATAGTAACCGTATATACCAGAAATATAAATAATATAGATGATATTTATGTATCATTACCATGTGGTATGAGAAACTACTCCGATAATATTGATACCCTTAATACTTTAGGAGCTAATTTAAAATCTAAGTCTAACGTTGTTGATATCAATATTGATAATTTAAATATAACAGATGTAGGTATATTAAATGAGGTTAAAAATAATTTACTGGCTGAAATACAGAAAAATTTACCGGCTACTTCAGTAATAAACAAAATAAACTTTAAAAACTTTAAATGATAAACTATTTTAAATATACTTCTGGTAACGCATTTACACTTAGTGGTGTGGACTATAGCGGGTTTGTAAATATAAATGATAATAAACCTTTTACAGGGCGTGTTAAGAACTCTTTTTCTGTTGAATTGAGTTCAAAAAATAATTTTTTATCAAGAAGTATAGGAGAAAAGCGCGAGTTTGATAATTCTCCAACAGCTTTTACTACTAATACTATAAAAAGTTTAGAATACTCACCTAGAAATGTGCTTAGTAATGATTTTTTAAAGAAAAATTTTAATATTCTATATAAAAACAATCTTTCGCTTTTTAGTCTCGGTCAAGTATATAATAATTCCTATTTAGATACTACTAACTTTAAAGACGAGCAGACGTTAGGAGGATTTTTTGGACTATCCTCTACAACTATCGATAAAAGAGACGATGATAACATAACATTTAAAAGCTTAGATACACCATATCAAATAGATCCATTTAAGGGTGCTAATAAATTAAGATTCCCTGATCTTTTTGAATTAGACAATACAAAGCGTACTTATATCGAGACGTATGAAGACGGATTCGTGTATACTATTTCAACAAATTCAAAATCAATTGCTTTCAGTGGTAATTTCACCGGGGAAATAGAAAAAATACGTAATTCAACTATTCAAGATGACTTAGCCAATGTAAAGAGACTGGATGCTGATAAAGCTAATGGCTTAATTTATTCACCTACGTTAGAAAATGATGGTTTGAATTATACAACCATCTATGATAGAGACATTTACAGGGCATGCACCAGATTAAAGGTAGTTGATAAAATAAAATCCTCTAATTTTAGAGTAATTAATAATAATATAAGCTTTGGTAAAACTTATAAAGTAGTTCAGGTAATAGATAACGAGAATAATATAAATTTAGAGATTTCACCTAATACTACAAGCGAGATTCTTGCTACCATACCTATTTCTAGTTTAAATAACCCTGAATATGTAAAGGTAGAGTCAAGATTCACTGACGATTTACTACTAATAGTAACTAAACCGGTGAGTAACACCCAAATTTACAACGCTTACTTTATAGATATACAAAAATTTATATTAAATCAAGAGATTCCTGAGCCAAAAATAATTAATAGAGTTGTTTTAAAGTCAAATTACAAATCACCTCTTAAAAAGGATGCTCCTGTTACTATTTTCGGTACAGTAAACGAAACAACAGGTTATTATTACCCTCTATTTGAAAATCAATCTGCTGTTAGTGAGTTTAGCTTGACTACACCGCAAGAAATTACCTTCCCTGAAGTTCCAGGTAAAGTTTTCTATTATGCTGCTGATTATTTAAATTTCAATGGGGCGGAAAATAGACCAGACGGATTTTTCATTTACCGAAATGATGATTCTATAATTGATTTAGATATATCCTTTTCTGATTATGATAGTAACTTGTTTACATTAAAGGATAACGGAAATGTAACAGAACGCATGGTAACTAATCCGGTACCTATTACTTCTTTCTTAGATCCAAAAGATTTATTATTTCCACCAGCTATTCTCTTTGATTCACCTTATAAATTTAATACTAACAACTGGAAGTTTAATACTAATCTACTTGAATCTAATCGAGTAGCTTTTATTGATACACTTACAGATACGTTTAAGGAAAAAACCTACGTATACTATCATAATGTAGGTAGAGTTTACTTCTCTTCTGACTCTCTTAATAAAAAACGAATAAGTTTAGTTCCTGCTGATCTACAGAGCTTTTTTAATCCTGATATTTTTGATACCATATGTGAAACAAGTCTAGGTATTAATTTAAATGTTTTAATTCAAGATATATTACGTGATACTATTAATATATACAATAACTTTACTAGAATACCGACAGCAGGTAATGTTGCAGGAGCAACGGTGTTTAGTGATTATAAAATACCCACCCCATTAGAGATAGATACTCGCAATTTTTACTTCCATAGCAACGAAAGTGTAAACTACTTATCAATAAATAGAGTATTTTCAAAATTATTCGAACTTCAAAAAACTATTTACGATAGCATTCTTAGTAGTTAAGATAAATATATTATATGTCAGCGAGTTTAGAAAATCAATTTATCTCAGATAGATATACATCTTTACTCCATTTAAGCGGTTCGCTTACAGGAGATTTAGATTACGTATATGATGGTCTGGGTAATCAAACTCCTATTCAAATAAGTGATGCTAGGGTGGTTATTGGAGCTGGTAGCTCAATAATAGATGTAAATGAAGATGAGGCGTCTGTTTCTATTAATAATATACAGCTACCTACTGCTCCTACCGCTACTACGTTATACAATGTAATATTTCCGGTTGATTCAATATACCTTACAGCTACCAATATTAATCCTAGTACCTCATTTACCGGTACACAATGGGAATTAGTTTCAGAAGGTAGGTATTTAGCAGGTATAGGTACTGGTAGTGATAAGAATGGTGGGCAAGAAACTATCAGTGAAGGTTCTAATTCAGACACCATTGGTGAATACAACCATACACTAACTAAAGCTGAAATGCCACGACATGATCATGATATATCTACCAAAATAAGGAGGTACGGTCGTACAAATGGTACTAATAAAGACCAGTCCGGTCCTTTTGATCCAGCTACACCTGTACATGTTTCTACATCTTTTGAGGGTGATAGTCAATCCCATAATAACACACCACCTTACTTCGGAGTATACGTTTGGAAAAGAACATCTTAATAAATTTTAGCAATGCCAGATATTACAATAGTAAAAATAAAAGTGAGACGTGGATCAGACGATCAACGTAAGCAACTAGTATTAGATCAAGGAGAGTTAGGCTATACTATAGACACCAAAAGAGTGTTCGTAGGTGATGGCTCTTTATCTGGTGGTAGGGTAGTA